ACCACATCTGGATCCGTGATTACGTTAGCAACGATATCACTTGCTACTATGCCGCCTGGGTAGTGATTTGAAAAAGTTGGTTTAGACGTTGTAGGGTCTGTATAAAAGCAACCGTTAAAAATACCAATTAGTTCAGCACCAGCAGAGGATCCACGAGAAATTGACCCATTTGCATTTAATACAACTGGATCACCTTGAAAGATTGAATTTGTCTCGTTACTTGCAATTGACAGCTCTTGTTGGCCTTGACCATTATAAGCTGCACCAAGCATTTGAACAGGACGAAATCCAAAGTTTCCTTGTTGATTTGACATAGTTCATCTCCTTTATAATTAAGTATCTTGAGATGGTTTTTTATTTCCGCCACCAAAAGATACACGACTTTGCCTATCATTATTCATAGGCATACTAGGATGTTGTTCCCTCAAAGGATCTGTTTCCCAAGCTTCTGTCTGTTGATCAGTCATTCGCTTGTAATGTGCATTACGCTCATTAATTGTTTCCACTGGCATTCTTGCCAAAAGCAAGTCTCCCACGCTGATGACACCCTCATAAGCTTTGATACTTCCGTTATAGGCAGAGTATTGACCTTCTGTATGTGAGTCTGACCTCACTAACTCCCAGCCTTCTCTGAGTCTAGCATTGACGTTTTTAGTATCGTCCATACCGTTGACACGATGTCGAAGCCATCTTTGCTTATATCCATCAGGACATGGTGGTGCGTCTAATTGAGACGGTGGTTTCCAAGGTTTTCTACGTTCCTCAGTTACCCTTGTTTGTGCACTTCTTGGTGTTTTATTATCTGTCATTTTGTACCTCCTTAAACGTACTTAGCATACTCAGATAGGGGAACCCCTAACTTTTTTGCTATTTTCACTTGACTAGCGGTCAACTTAACAGACTTGCGCCCCGGTGTTGCAGACCTTGTGGCAGAAGCAACGGGTTGGGCGATTGTGTTACCTCTGATCGTCTGATCCGAGTCTTTAAAAGACTCTGGAAACTTGTTTTTAACTCTATTAGTCAATTCATCATAATAGTCATCTGACTCTGTGTCAAATCCTTCTGCTACTAATCCTCTGTGTATTCTTTGAGCAAAGTCAGTCATATCAGCATCTGATCTAAACCAAGTATTCTTCTCTGCCCAAGCTAAAGCTTTATCAGAGGGTTGTGGTCTAGGTTGTTGTACAACTTGTTGAGCATTGTTTTCCAATTCTTTTGAAAATTGCTCATACTCTTGTTCTTTTTTAGATTTAGTAACTCTTATTCTTTCTGCTTCGAGATCCAGTTTAGTTAAAGCTTGTCTAGCTTCTTCTTCTTTGTGATAATCACCTGCTTCTCTAGCAGTAATAAGATTTTGACGAGCAAGATCAGACGCCATTTTGTTTCTTACTTCACTTTCTGACATATAACCTTTGTCAATGTCATAAGTTTTTTTCTGAGTGTCTTGCAATTCTTTTTGCACGTTTTGTGCGAAAACAAGAGCAGCTTCTTTTTCTCTTTCAGCCTCTCTTACTTTCCAAGTCAGCTTATCTATTCTCTTTTTAACCTTATCAGAATACTGATCCATCTCACCTTGTTGTTCAGCAACAACAGGGTTCAGAGGATCTTTTTCTTCAGTTTTTACTTCTTCGTACTGTTCTGGTGAAACAGCGCCATGAGACTTATCTTCTAATTCGACTTCTGCTCCGTCACCTGATGTATCAAGATCAACTAGCTTTTCGTCTTTTGCAGTGTTAAGTTCTGTTTGCATGGTACCTCCATGTTATAGTATTGTTAATATGTCCTCTGGATTATCAACAGTTCCGAGTATTTCATCATCATTGAGTAATCTTACTTCTCCTCCATCTATTCTGATTCTAGAACCAGCGTATCTGCCAAACACGACCCAATCACCTTGTTTACACCAAGGTCCATTAGGAAACTTTTCTTTATCTGCATAAGCATCATCGCCTACGGCTAATACCATGGCAACAGATGCAGTTAATTGTGAGTCTTCGATAGTTTTATCTGTTAGTAAAATACCACCTTTTGACTTTTCTTTTGCTTTGAAAGGTAAAACTAAAATTCTCCATCCAACGGGTTTTGGAAGTTTATCTATTTCAGTTTTTTCTTGATCAACCCCTTTAGAAGGATTGTTTAGTTTTGCTTTTACGTGATCAGGCACGTATAACGTCTTAGTCATCAATTTTCTCCTCTTGTTCCAGCAGGCGAGAAAGTTCCTGTTGGCATGCTTCAAGCATGTGTATCTTTCCTAAAATATACTTGTAATCCTCAAATTTTTCAACCCCTACAATAAGATTTTCTAGGAGATTTTCTTTTAAACCTTTGAGTTCCTTTTGATAATTGTGAAGAACAAAAACACTCATTTAAGACAATTAAGACCAGGTACTGTCTTTTCAAAAAATTTATAAGTTTGGTCTTTACTTGCATACCATGTTTGTTCTTGACTACCATTAACACCTAAACCACCTGCCATAACTGCTGGAAGAGTTGTTCTTACAGCTTCGGAAACTGCTTGAAGTTGATAGTCATCTCCAAACATTACTCCATTAGGTTTTAATTTAGGCCACCAATTTTGTATATCATCTATTACAGGTTCATACTCATGTGCACCATCAACCATTATGTAATCAATAGTAGCTTCTTCAAATTTCTTTAATATGCTTGTATCATCGGATCTTCCTTGACAAGGAATAACCATATTTCTTCCAATAAAGTATTGAAGATTTTCTTTAAAGATGTGTGAAAAGTCTTGAGGTATATCCAAATTTGCGTGTTCTGATGAACCTGCAAAAGTATCTACGCAATAAATTTTTACGTTTTCTTTATTTGCATTTATTAAGCTTGTAGCTAAGTAATGTGTTGATCTACCTAGAAAAGATCCAATTTCAACAATCTTTCCATCTTCAGGTATTTGGTCAACAATCATATCGTACGTTTCTGAGTAATTAAACCACCCAGGTATTTTAAAATACGTGTGTTTCATCGTTAAGAATATCCTTATTTAGTTATCTTAACTATTTGTATCTTTTTATAATTAATTTTCAACCCTTGTGGTGTCGGTCCTTTTTTGGGAGGAACTGTTTTTGTTAGTCTCTGTTTTTTCATGTTCACATATTGCGCATTCACACATACAGCTTGTACCACAATGGCACAAACAATCACATTTAATGCACCTTTCTAATTCTGCTTCGCATTTAAAGCAAAGGGTATCGCATCCCTCACACATTATTTCTTTTTAGTTATTAAACCCATTGCACCTTTTGCTCCTTTGATGCCAAAGCTCGCTGAACAGGCAATATATAAGAGGTGCTTATAGTAATCAGGAAGTGAGTGCAATGCTTCAAACCCCGCTTTAATATGTGGTGTCCAACCAGGAATAAATACTGCCACGGCTGGAACCAACAGGCATATTAAAATTAGTTCGTCTTTCCAGCTACCTTTCATTTGATCAACTGCAGTAGCCTCCCAGCTAATTTTTCCAGCTATTTGTTGTTCTTTAAGGCTTTTAAGGGCCTTAATTTCAGTTAGTTTGAGTTCTGATTTTGCCTTTTTAGTTTCTACAAAACCAGTTACAGCATCTTTAATCATTCCTGCTATTGGTCCAGCTAATAAACTAATCATTTTGACCTCTATTTTGTTGGTTTTGTCGTTGTATTGCTACATCTGCACGTAAATTAGCTAAATCGTAGTCTTTTTTCAACTTTTGTGCATCTAAAACTTGTTTATAATCAAATTGATTTTCTTTTAAGGCTTGATTTTCACCTTTTAACTGTGCTTGCATCTCCATTTCACTTTGTTTTAAAGCTAATTCTTGTTGTTTAAGTAAAACAAGAGGATCCATGTTTTGATCTTGCATTGCTTCTGCTTCTTCACCAACCATTTGCTCGGTAATTTTTACAATTTCATTATCTATAGCTGCGGCTCTCTGCATTTGTAAAGCTTGTAATGCTTCTGGTGGAACTTGCTCACCAAATTGTTGACGTAATTTTTCTGCTTCTTCAACCATTGCTTTATCAACAGTTTGTGTTGCAAATAAAGAAACGTGTTGGTTAATATGTGATGCTAAATTCATTACAGCCATTGGATTTGATTTTACTAAAACAGATGACATAAAAGTTCTGTGTGCTTTTATGTGAAGTTCATGATTTTGTTGAGGGAAAGCTTGAAGAGGTGCTCCCTTTAAAACAACACTGTGCTCCATAGCAGGATCTTGTGGTTGGGGACCTTTTGGTATTGGTAAAATTTGTTCAACATCTTTTACTCCCAAGGAAATATACATTCTTCGATAAGCTTCATACAGATTATGCATCTGCGGATTAGATTGAGCTAGTTGTAATTGATTTTGTGCAAGCGTCACCCTTTGTGACATTGAAAAAATGTTTGGATCTGAAACAGGTAGAATGTCTATGTTATCATCAAAATCTTGAATCTTTATTTCTCTTGGTCCACCTGCAACATTGTAAGGATACATTGGTGGTAAAACCAATTTGAAAATTTTAGCTAATAGTTCAAATTCTTTTTTCTGTGCATAGTGTAATCTTTTGTGAACTGCGGACATAACTTTTGTGCCACGTTCCATTAGTGCCATGGTTGTACCAACAGGAGTTTGTGAACTTCCTATCTCTGACAACTGCATATCAGCAACGGTTGCAAATTGTTTTGCAGCATCTACACAGAAACCTAAAAGTTGCATTAGAACTTGATCTGGTCCTTTGTAAGGTAAAGGCATTAATGCTTCACGAATTACACCATTAGGAGCATCAACATCTCTAAATTCTCCTGGTTGTAATGGTTGATCATCATCACGTATTCTTAAACCTCTTGATTTAAAACCTGCGGGTAGATTGGATAATGTTCCCGCATCAAGTAATTGTCTTAATGCTGTTGTGGCAGTTCTTGTTAAACCACCAATCATGTGAATTAAACCAAAGCCATAGAACCCTAAACCTGGTAAAAATTTGTAATGCACAAAGTATTCTTTACGATTTTGCAACTCATCGTTCATATCGTAG